GTACTTTTGAGTGTCCATTAGATAAGGAATAGTATAATAATTATTTTTCAAAGGATTCGATATAAGAATTTTCTTTCAGTTGGTAATATATTTACAGAAATTCATTTAAATTCTCATGGTTTCTCTTTAATAGATGGAATAAACGGTTCTGGTAAGAGTACTATTCTGGATGCCTTAACCTATGTCTTATTTAATAAGAGCTATAGAGACATTAATAAACCTCAATTAATCAATTCAATTACTAAGAGTAATTTAGTGGTTGAGATTGAATTCTCTATTGGAAATGTAAATTATCTCATTAGAAGAGGAATAAGTCCTATAATTTTTGAGATATTTCAGAATGAACAACTTTTAAATCAAGCAGCAGATGCTCGTGATTATCAACAGTATCTTGAAAAGACAATTCTAAAGACAAATTATAAATCTTTTTGTCAAGTTGTTGTGCTTGGATCAGCAACATATGAATCTTTTATGCGTCTTGTTGCAGCACAAAAGCGGCATATTATTGAAGATCTTCTTGATCTAGAAATATTCACTATTATGAATAATAGATTGAAAGAAAAGATTATAACTAATAGTGAAAGACTTAATGACTTATCCTTAGAAAAAATAAAATTAATATCAAAAGTAAAACTCCTACAAGAACATATTGATTATATTAATACTAATAATGAAGAGTCGAAGAGAGACTATGAAGAATTAAATAAAGATATAGAAATAAAGATTGATAATACTAAAATTCAACTTGAAAAAGATAGAATTCTTGTTGATATTTTGAGTGAAAAAGTAAAAGGTGAAATCGCCTTAAAGGATAAGTTAGAAAAACTAATATCATATAAGCATAAGATGACAGAGGATTTAAATAGATTAAATCGAGAAAATACTTTTTTTGAAAAACATGATAGTTGTCCTATTTGTTTTCAAGATATACATAGCAATTTTAAGGCACAATTACATGAGGAACGAAAGCTTAAGATAGATACAGTGGAAATTGGTTTAAATTTGCTCTTTGATAAGATTGCTGAAGTGAATGTCGAATTATCTAAAATTAAAGGGATAAAATCAGAAATATCACAACTTAAACTTAATATACAATATTCGTCAATGGGAATAACATCATTAACACAACAGATGAATAGTAATATTGAAAGTATTAAAAAGTTATCAAGAAAAGATGAAACTGTTATTGATAATATTGATGAGACAAAAAAGCTATTAGAACAATGTAAATTAGAATATCAGGATTATGAAGAAAAAAAATTATTGTATAATTCAATTGTATATATTCTCAAAGATAATGGCATAAAGTCACAAATAATCAAAAGATATATTCCTGTTTTTAATGCCAGTATCAATAAGTATCTTGATATTTTAGAATTTTTTTGTGAATTTACAATTGATGAAAATTTTAAAGAAACAATAAGATCTCGTTATAGAGATATATTTTCGTATGAATCACTTAGTCAAGGGGAAAGATTTCGTGTAGATCTTGCACTTTTATTTGCATTTAGAAATATTTCTAAATTACGAAATTCTTTAGTAACTAATATTTTGATCATGGATGAGATTTTTGATTCTTCATTAGATAATGATGGTATTGATTGTTTATTTAAACTTCTTGGAAATTTAAAAGAAACAAATGTTTTTATTATAACCCCTAAAGGAGAACAGATAGCAGAAAGATTTGATAGAATTATAAGTTTTCAAAAAATTAAAAATTTTTCTCATATTGTAAAAAATTAATGAAACGTTTGTTTATATAAATACTCATATAACTTTTATAAAGGAAAATTGAATGAGGAAGAAAAAGCATCAAGATTTACCTGAAAGATCTGATCCAGATTATTCTAAACTTTATTATAAAAAACAAAAAGAAAAAGTTAAAAAAGTTCAAAAAAAATATTTAAGAAGGAGATATGAAGAAAATCCAAATATTTGGAAAGGAAAATATGATTCAGAAAAAGCCTTTGAATATAGACAAAAGAATATTAAAATTTTTAAGGAAAGAGATTGGAAAAATCGCGGTATTATTGACATAACTTACGAAATATATTTAAAAGAATTAGAAAAACAAGATGGAAAATGTAAAATTTGTAATAAAATTATGGACAAGGTATATGTTGATCATGATCATATTACTGGAAATTATAGAGGATTATTATGCCGTAAATGTAACTGTGGATTAGGATATTATGAGAAATATAAAGATGAATATGTAACATACTTATTAGAAATAAGTTAGTCAAATTCATAGAAAGATGAAATTGTGTTGACATTATCTCATCCTAATGATGACATTCTTAGAACAAAATGTAAGGAATTTGATTTCTCCAATCCTCCCTTTGAGCCAATTGAATTTGCAAAAAAGATGATCAAGTTTATGTATGATCATAATGGTATTGGTTTAGCGGCTAATCAGATTGGATACGATCTTCGCATTTTTTGCATGAGAGGTGAACCTGAAAATTTTGTCTGTTTTAATCCAAAGGTCATTTATCATGGCGCAGATCCAATAGTTATTCTTGAAGAAGGATGTATAACATATCCAGGTTTAATCATTCCAATTAAGAGAAATAAAAATATTAGAGTAAGATTTCAAACACCTAATGGTGATACTTTAACAAAAACTTTTTCTGATTTAACAGCAAGAGTTGTTCAGCATGAAATTACACATCTTGATGGACAAGTATTTTGGGATGGCATTTCAAGAATACAATTTGAACGAGCAAAGAAAAAAAGTGGTATTAATGTGACATTTAATGGAATGACTTTAGAAAAGAAGAAAATAAATAAAAATGCAGGATTTATCGGAAAATCGTTGGTTTAATTAAAAATAATATTTGACTTTTTAAAAAAATTGTGATATGACAAGACTATATCTTTTATATGGTTTTATTGATGGAGAGAAAAATACAGATTTATTTTGTCGATAGTGATCCAAAACTAGCGGCTCAAGTTTTGGTTGATGAGCATATACCTACTCAAATTAGAAATAGTGCGCAGATACTTTGTAATGCACATCGAGTTCTTGATGGGACACGATGTTGTTTAATGGATGAAAGAGAACATATATTTTATAAAGCAAGAAATCTTAAAGATCCATGGAGTATTTGGTGTAAAGAAAGTCTTGAAAATTATTTTTGGATAGAAGAATATCTTTATGATCTTTTAGATGAATATAAAAGTCGTTTTAAAAAACCTCATAAAATACTTTCGTCTAAAAAACAACCTGTTGGTATGTCATATTTTCTACAATCACCACCTTTTAATTTGAAGGACGGAGAGTGGACCAATCCACCCTTAACAATTCCTGATTGTTATAAATCTCTTGAACTTGAAGTTTTTGATGGTTATTCCCTTCAGAATATTATTAATTCTTATCGCAATTTCTATGGTAATTTTTATACGATGAAAACATAATAATATATCTTTCACGGTTAAAGAATAATGATATTAATAAAAGTTAATTTTAGGAAATGATTGATGACTTACATTATTTGTTCAAAATGTGGATTTAATGCAATGAATGATATTGAGGCAAAAATACATAGTTGTTCATTATCTTCTGTTATTGAAGATTTTAGTGGAATGGAAAACACAACAAATAAAGGAACAGAAGTAGAATCTTTACATTTGATAAAATGTAAGTATAAAGAAAATATAATAATTTATGATTTTAAAAGATATCTTGAAAGAACATATAAAGGACATTACAATTCCAATAATAATATAGAATGTTTTGATGCATGGATTGCTCTTGGTGATGCAACACCAACTTTTAGAAATACTGCGATTAAATATTTGTGGAGATTAAAAAGAAAAGAAGATACGATACCAAAAGATGATTTAATGAAAGCAATGCATTACGTTCTTATGTGTCTATATAACGAGTATTATAGAATCGAAAACTAGAGAGATAAAAATATGTCAGAAGTTCATCCTTTAATTGGTAAATATGTTTTTATCTCAAATGAGAATTATTACAAATACGGAAGAATTATTGAGAATGTTGATGTTGATATATTCTTAGTTAAGATTATATCTGGAGACATTCTAATAAACAGTTATAGTCTTTATAATATAAATCAAATGATACAGGATGATAATAGTCATATTACAGGATGGCAGATTTTTAAGACTAAAGCAGATTTAAATAAATATTTAAAATGGATAGAAACACCAACAGAAAATTCAGAAAATAAAGTTTTACAATTGGTGAAGAAAAATGGAGAAAAGATTTGATAAATGATTCCTTATACATACCTTGTTGGCTGGACAAAATATAATAAATGGTATTACGGTGTAAGATATGCTAAGAATTGTCATCCATCAGATCTATGGAAACCATATAAAACTTCATCTAAGTATGTAAAAAGATTTTATAATAAACATGGTGATCCAGACGTTATTCAAATAAGAAAAACTTTTACATCTGCAAAAGATGCAATTGATTGTGAACAAAAAGTATTAAGAAGATTAAATGTTGAAAAAAATTCTAAATTTCTGAATACTAAAAATGCTACTACTAAAACAATTATAATTAAACCTAATAGCGGGTCCTTTAAGAAAGGACTTACTCCTTGGAATAAAGATAAACATTATGATGAAATGACTATAGAGGAAAGAAAAGAAAAATTTGGACGAATATTTTCAGAAGATGATAAACAACATTTGAGGGAATTATCTAAAGAAAGATTTGCAAATAATGAATTACGTGATATAGTCAGAGAAAGAACAATTGCACAATTTAATGATCCAGAGAAGAAAAAAATACATAAAGATTCATGTGATGGGCATGTTGGTAAAGGATGGATAAATAATGGGATAATTAATAAAAGAGCATCAAAAGAGGAATTTGAACAACTTAAAAACTTTGGTTGGACAAAAGGTAGATTAATATTAAGTGAAAATAAATTTTATAATCATAGAAATAGAAAAAGAAGTTCTGAAACAGGACAATATATTTAAGGAGAAATAATTTGGAGATTCAAATCCCGATCGATCTTTTAAGACAAAGAAAATTGATGATCGCTACGCCAATGTTTGGTAAAATCTGCCTCTAATCAAAGTAATTTGATATAGATAACTAGGTGAATTGCTGGAAACTCCAATATTGGACAATCAGCAGCCAAGCACTTTAAAAAAAGTGAAGGTTCAACGACTATCCCGAAAGGGAGTAGAAAATAAGCAAATGATTTTCGAAGTGCCTAGCTCCAATTTAAATTGGATGAAGATATAGTCTAATCTTTATAGTAATATAAAGCAGTTTAATAAAACGGCATAAATCTTGCGAATTTATGTGAATATAATTGGGAATGTGTAGTGGAATGTTTTGTAAATCTTGTGCCGATTTAGCTGCGTTATGTGCACAATATCAAATACCAATGCAGTTTTACTTTCTTTTTAATGAAAGTTTAATACCAAGAGCAAGAAACTATTGTACGGATGAATTTGATAGAGCACCAGCAGAACATATGATGTTTATTGATGCTGATATTGGATTTTCTCCACAAGATGTTATTGCATTAATGGCCTTACAGGTTCAAAATGAACAGTATGATATTATTGGTGCTCCATATCCAAAAAAATGTATTTCATGGGAAAAGATTAAACTTGCTGTTGATAAAGGAATGGCTGATGAAGATCCAACCATCCTTGACAAGTTTGTTGGAGATTATGTCTTTAATCCAAAATATGGACAGCAAGCAATTCCGATTGGTGAACCTGTAGAAGTTCTTGAAATTGGAACTGGTATGATGATGATTCGAAAAGAAGCATTGCATAAATTTAAAGCCATGTATCCACAATATATGTATAAACCAGATCATGCACGTACAGAACATTTTGATGGTTCTCGTGAAATTATGATGTATTTTCAATCTGAAATTGATCCAAAATCAAAAAGATACCTTTCAGAAGATTATTGGTTTTGTCAAAAGGCACAAGAAGCAGGATTACGTACTTGGCTTTGTCCTTGGATGAAAACTCAGCATGTTGGTTCTTACATTTTCTCTGGTTCTCTTGCAGATTTAGCCTCTATTGGTGCAGCAGCAACAGTTGATCCTTCTCAGTTAAAGAAAGGTAAAGTGGGTATTCTTCCCGTCAATCCTGCTATCTCATCTTTATCTCCAATGACACCAGGAGTAGCAATTCCTCAAGCAACACAGATGCTTTCAAAGTTTGGAGCAATTGTGCAAGAAGAAAACAAAAAACTATCAAAGTTAAAGTTACCTCAAGGTAAAAGAAAACGGAAGTAAAACAATGTTTGTGGATAAATGCACAATTTCAATATTAAAGAATTTTGCGTCTATTAATCCCAATATCTTAATAAGAGAAGGAAATGTATTAAAAGGAGGAATACCAAATGTTATTCAGGCTACGGCTATTCTTCCTGATATTACATTTCCACAAAGATTTGCCTTAGATAATCTTTCTAAGTTTATTCATATTTTAGAAGTGTTTAAGGAACCTCATGTAGAATTTTTTGGAAATCATTTGAGTGTTTCTGATGAAAATCATAATCACTCATTTAAGTTAATGTATACAGAAGAAAGTATAATTGAAGATTTGATAGTTTCAGATAGAGAAATTATTCTTCCTTCTAAAGATATTATGTTTAATATGGATGAATCCGTTCTTCCACAACTAATGAAAGCATTGAGAATTTTAGATGTTTCAGAAATTCATTTTCATGGAGATGGTGCAGAGACATTTGTTAGTTTAATGAGTTCTGAAAATCCATCTTCTGATTCCTATTCTATAAAATTAGGAGCAAGTGGTATAAAATTTAGAGCTGTATTTAGTGCAGAACATTTAAATTTATATCCTGGTGATTATGTAGTATCAATATGTAAGGAAGGAATTGCTAAGTTTAGTTCTGAAAAAGTAAAATATTTTATCGCAATTGATAATAATAATTCTTACTTTCAGTAAAAACAACACAATAGGCATTTGTTGAAATATATTAATTAGGTGGAATTATGATAAATGAAGAAGTGGTTTGGTGTGAACGTTATAGACCACACACTGTTGAAGATACAATTCTTCCATTAGAACTTAAGACATTATTTAAAAATTTTGTAAAACAAAAAACAATTCCGAACTTACTTTTTTCTGGTGGTCCAGGTATGGGGAAAACCACAATAGCAAGAGCAATGTGTGAAGAACTTCGTTGTGATTATATTGTAATTAATGGTTCTCTTGAAGGGAATATTGATACTCTTCGTAATAAGATTGCATCGTTTGCTTCTACTGTTTCCTTTTCTGGTGGAAGAAAATATGTAATAATTGATGAAGCGGATGGACTTACTGTTGCTACTCAACCTGCACTTCGTCATTTTATGGAAAAATATTCATCGAATGCCGGTTTTATTCTTACTTGTAATTATCCCAATAAACTCATTAAAGAACTTCATTCTAGAGATGCAACAATAGAATTTAAAATACCAAAGGTTGAATGTTCTAAAATTGCAGCTTCTTTCTTTAAGAGAATACTTGAAATTTTAGAGAAAGAAAATGTTACATATGATAAGGAAGTTATTGCTGAAATAATTAATAAACATTTTCCAGACTTTAGAAAAACTCTTAATGAACTTCAAAAATATTCAGTATCAGGTATTATTGATACAGGTATTCTTTCATCTTTACATGGTATTGATATTCATGATTTGATAAAGTTTATAAAACAAAAAAATTATACAGAATGTAGAAAATGGATTGCAGAAAATTTTGATGGTAATTCTGCTGATTTGTTTAGAAAGTTCTATGATACATCAATGGGATATCTTTCACCATCTTCTATTCCTGCATTAATTTTACTTATTGGAAAATCTCAATATTATTCCGCAATGGTTGCTGATCAAGAAATAAATGTAATGGCTTTTATTGCTGAGCTTATGATTGAGGAGATTTTCCAATAAAATCAATGGGTTAGATGATGGAGAATTGATGCAAATATTTATTTTATTTGTCATAAAATTACCAAGAATATAATCCAATGGGTATAAATACTCCTATAGAATAAATTTTTATAGGAGTATTTAATGCAAGAAAAATATGGTTTTGTCTATATTTGGTATGATAGAAAACATAAGCGTTATTATATTGGAGCCCATTGGGGAACAGAAGATGATGGATATATCTGTTCTTCTAAATGGATGAAACAAGCTTATCGAAAACGCCTGCAAGATTTTAAAAGACGAATTTTAGCGAGAATTTACACTAATAAAAAAGATACATTTATGACCGAGCATAAGTGGTTACAAATGATAAAAAAAGAAGAATTAAAGAAAAAATATTATAATATAATGAATTCAAGTTCTTTATATTGGTTAGATGATGAAATTAAAGTAATTCAAGCAAGTAAGAAAATTTCAGAAAAATTAAAAGAATTTTATAAAAATAATCCAGATAAGACTCGTTTAGGTAAGAAAAGTTCATTAGACACAAGACAAAAACAATCTAAATCAGCAAAAGGTAAAGCTGGAACAAATAAAGGAAAGAAATTTGATAAAAGTTGGAAAAATAATATGTCAGAAACCAGGAAACAATATTTAAAAGAAAATCCATATTCACAAGAGTCAAGAGAACAAAGATCAAAAACTATAATGAATTCTAAGTGGATGAAAAATATTCAATTAAATGTATGCAAACAAGTAAAACCTTTTGAGATTGAAGAATACTTAAATAATAATTGGATTTTAGGAAGATTAAAAAGAAAATAAAAGTGAAACTGAATGGCTATCTAATAATGGTTCTGCAGCACGTTTTTTTTATTGTGCAAAAGCTTCTTCAAAAGAACGTGGAGAAGAAAATAAACATCCTACAGTAAAACCTCTTACTCTTATGTCATATCTTTGCAGATTAATTACTCCTCCCAATGGAACTATCCTTGATCCTTTTATGGGTTCTGGAACTACTGGAATTGCAGCATTACAAAATGGTTTTGGTTTTATTGGTATTGAACAGAATGAAGAATACTTTAATATA